ATCAAACTCTACTATATAGAATATTTTACTAACTCAAATTGCTACAAAAAGATTTACTGTATTAGGTGACAGAATGTATAAAAATATACTATAATGGGGATTCATTTAAACAATTAGGAGATACAAAATTGAACATCAATCAAGCAAAAAAATACATACGAGAGTTAGGAGATAATAATTTGTCTTATCACTTTGACGAATCTGCTCTTGAGGTTTTGTATAAAACACATAATAAAATTACAAAAGAACAAGCAACGGAAATAGAAGTTACTATTGACAAAATTTATGCTTGTGATTTTGATTGGGGGAAACATGGTTGTCCAATCGGATATGCCTTATCAGTTTGGAAGGAGAATAAATAATGTCTACCAGAAGTGAAATTGCTAGTGGCAAATCCGAGTGTGCATTATGTGGCAAATTTGAAGATGAACGCAATATCTTAGAGCAAATAGATAAACCTCTCTGTAACTCTTGTTATGGTATGTATGATGATGAAGAGTTGCGTGATGAATTAGATCATCAGAATAAACTCACTTGGGAAGATTATTACAGATATTTAGATATTCCTGATGAATGGGAAAATGTATCTTATGGTAATGATGAATTACCAAGTTTTTCTCACAATGGTTATCAGATATGGATTAATCACCCAACACTAGAAGGTAGGCAACAAGCATATCTTGGTATTGGTTATAAAGATTTATCTGAATTTGAAGATTGGCGATTTTCAGCAACATACGAAAGAGATTATGGAAACGGCATTGAGTTTTCATTTCAAACCATGTACTTCAATGAGGTAATTGATTTCGTCAACAAACCAACATTATACGGATTAGTTGGGATATTAGAGGAACATACCAATTATAAACTCAATATATCCAAATGGAGAGATGAAGAAGTAATCAAATTCATCAAAGATTTACTCAATGGTAAAACTGAATATTATCTTGATGATACATTCCCGAAACAAACATTTATAAATTTCATTAATAACATAGGAGAAAAATAATGAAAATTGAAGTCAAAGCAGTAAAAGTACATCACGATATGAGTGAAGAAACTTTATGTTTTTCAGGTAACTTATATGTAGATGGTAAAAAGATATGTCAAATATCTAATAGAGGGCATGGCGGTAGCCACGAATACTTTATGAAATCAGATTTAGAAAAGAAACTTAATGACTGGTGCAAATCAAATCTACCCAAATGGAGTATGTTAGATGGTGAAGAAATGGATACAGATTTGGAAATGCACATTTCAAATTTAGTAAATGAGTATGACCAAAAGAAAACTCTTAAATCCTTACTCAAAAGAAAGATTGTAGTTGTTGATGATGGTTGCAAATACGCTGAATCTTATCAATGGAAACTCAATAAATTCCCATCAATATATGAAACCTATGGTCAAATAAAAAGAGTAATGCCAGATTTGAAAAACCCGATTTGTCTAAACCTAGTAAAATTCGATACAGCATATAAAACATTTTATAAGGAGAGTGCGTAATGTTTAGAGATCATTTAAAAGTAGAAACCATAACAACGGATAATTTTGACGCACATATCATGATAGATGAACAAGCTGAAAATCCAAGAAAGATGTATGACAATTTTGGAACGTTAATTGCATTTCACTCAAGATATAACTTATCTGATAATCCCGATTGGACACAAGATGAACTCATTGAATATGTCAAAAAAGATGATGTTCTTGCTCTACCAGTATATATCTATGAACATGGAAATGTTTCCCTATCAACATCAGAATTTAATTGCGAATGGGATAGTGGACAAGTTGGCTATATTTTCGCTAAGTATGAAGATATTGAAAAGGAAGGTTGGGATATTGAACAAGCAAAAAAATATCTTGAATCTGAAATCCAAGAGTATTCAAAATATCTAAATGGTGAAACATACGGATACGTAATATATAGAAAAGACGATTGCACCCATTGTGGAGAATCCGTTGATAGTTGTTATGGATATATCGGATTAGAAGTAGCGCATGATGAAGTTAAAGCACAATTAAAATATTGGGAAGATGATCTCAAAATCCAAGAGTATTCAAAATATCTAAATGGTGAAAAGGAGAGTGCGTAATGAAAAAATCTATTGAATTTCAAGATGTGTGTGATTGGTTTGATACATTTGACGCTGATTCTGAGTGTGGAATATTAACCGACATTCTAAACAATGAAATAAAAACAGAAGTTTTTGTTGACTCTATTTTATTACACAAGGTTGGTAACATTGATTTAGCCAACACTACCAGAAAAAATATGTATAGGAGAAAAAAGTAATGCCTAGATTAAACTTTACTTTAGAGGAAGTATTTGAGTTGCAACATACTCTAAAAAATCATATCAACGAACATACAGACAAAGATTTGAAGAACGCATATATCAAATTATGTAATGTTGAAATGCCCGAAGTTGTTCATAACTTTGATTATGAGATACCAGAATATAAAGGTAGAAATATAAACAAGTAGTGAATATATCAAATCCATCAGCAATGGTGGATTTTATTATATTTATTAAACTAGGAGAAAGTAAGATGACTGTGCAATATGTATGTGTTCATACCTTAACATTTTATGTTACTGATGAAGATGGTAACGAATTATTAAATGAAGATGGAACGACAAAGCAATTTCACTTTGAAGGTAGATTGAAACCTTTAGAGTGGTTAACAGAAGATATTACTATTGATGATTTAACGGAGATTTCTGATGAAAATATTTAAAATAACTTATTATGACGAAATAGAAGCTGAAACAGAAGATGAAGCAGTTGAAACATTAAAAAGACAATTAGCGTCTGATGTTAAACATGGAGATGTTAGTTGTTTTGAATTTGAGGAGATCTCTGATGAAAAATGAAGAACATCATCTTTTTATAACTAAATCAAAAGGCAGAGATTTTTCGTTGATTGATTATATGTGCGATATTTTAAATAACTTTTATGAAAAAAACGGATTAGAACATATATGTGCATCTGAAAGTAGATCAGGCGGTAATTATAATAATCAAGAACAATACGACTGGTTAGAAAGATTTGGAGATGTTTGGGACAAAGTAGAAAAAAGACATTTCAGACAAGGAGATTTCTGATGATAGTGGAATCCAGGAAAATCTAAGTTGATCTCTGTTCTGATTCAAGACTGGCGACTATCGGGATTATTTCCCGATACTCGCTGTCTGTATAACTCCCGAAAATCTGAAAACCTTGTTCGTTTATCTCATACTCTACTGTAATGCCCGACTCAGTTTTTATCTTATTTCTTCCCGACATATTATTTGCTCTCCAGGGCCTTAGTTCCCGACTTATTCTCAATAATCCCGACCGACTTCTCTCCAAGTAATTCCTGGAGTCTCCTCTCTACATCTGCCCGACTCATTTGATCTATCTTCCCATGCAATACTTCCCGACGATCAACGATTAATCCCCCGACCTTCAATAACAATCCCTGGGCTTGAATCGCAGCGTTAAATGCACCCTTACCCCAGGCATCATCACGCAGTTTATATAGATCCTCAACGGCCCGATCGTGTGTTAATTCAAACTTCTTCTTTGCCTCGACCATCAATCGTTCGTATTCCCGACGAACGTGCGCATACTTACTATTAGAGTTTTTACGCATATATCGCCCGACTACAATAGGATTTTTATACCCTGCCTTCTTAGCTGCCTCGGCATACGTTAATTGTGGATCGTTGACTAAGTTCCAAACAAGCAATCTTTGTCGCTTGGTTAAATGCTTTTCATCTTGATTAAGATATTCGATAGGCATTTCATCTGTTTCTTCAAGTGTTGGCTCTACTTTTACACTTTTTCTTATGTATGTGTCTTTCGGCATATACTATTCTTGCTCCAGGAAATGTTTCAGCTATCTTAACAATCATTTCCGACTCTAACAACTCCCGAATATCTGGATGCAGCGAATCTCTTATCTTTTTGTTAGCTAATACTTTCATACATACAATCTAATAAACATATAGTTTTGTCATATTATTTTAGTTTTGTCAGAGTTTTGTCACACTTTACCTGACAAAACTAATTCCGCTTATCTAAAGGGATACAATATATATATAAATAAAAAAAGGGGGTTTTGTCTTATATTTATTTATACACCTATTTATTTTATACTTATTTTTACGATTTGTACCCAAGAATCCAAAAGAAAGCCAAAACCTGACAAAACTGACAAAACCCAAAAACCTTGTATTTAAAGGGATACAAGTCAAATAGTTTTGTCATCGTCGTCGTCCTTTTTGACAAAACTCCTATTTCTATCAGGATATGTGTATTCTTGCTCAATATTTAGATTAAATGAGTCAGTTAAGAGCCTACTGATCGAATCAAAGCCGTTTTCAGGTCTTGCAGAATGATTCAATACCTCGCAAATTCCGTATGCCAGTATCATTTCCGCAACCATTTCGGGTCTTGCTCCGCGCTTTACAAAATCTTCAAAGAGTAGATCCAGGCGTTCTTTGCCCTCAATATGATTCGGTTTAGGCCGTCTTTCTTCAAGTGATATGATTTTCAGGTCAGGCGTTGTTTTCTCTTCCATATCGGGAGTATATCAAAATTCAAACCCGATTTGTCCTTTTCTATCCTCTACCTCGCCACCTTGCTCGACAATGACCATGTTTTTCAATATGTGACAGATTATCTCTATCGTCCAACCATTTCCTAACATGTGATAACGACGACTGTTACTAACGTGCGCGGTATAATTGTCATCCACTGTCTGCAGCCGTTCCGCTTCTATCGGGGTCAGTTTACGCCAACGCATTTCAGAATCTACTAATACATTATCTTTCTCAACAGTAGTCAGCGTGTTGCTCTTACCATCATCTTTAATCTCTAGTTTCTGATAGGTAGTTCCGTCTCCGTTATATCTACCGCGTATCGCACCAGCTTTGACCAATAAATTATTTTCTTGCCAAGAACTTGATGTAAGTGAAGGGGTTTTGCCGTCTTTCGCTCGAATACCACCTTTGTTTGTACCACGCGGTTTCTGATAGATTGCAACCTTCGGTTCTCGGTTTCCACCCGAACAACTGTTCAAAGTAGGCGATTTTCCGTCAGGAGAGTACACTCGTTTCAAAATATCGTGACCATTTATCTCAGCAGCCACTCCTACTTGCTTGGGTTTATGTAATCTACTGAAATCATCTTTGAAATAATTGTATGGCACTCCTTTGTGCCAATTAGCTGTCAGAGTGAAAGATTTTTCAGTATCAGGCGTTTGTTCATATTTATCGGCTCTTCTTGAACCTGCTTGTTTCCACTTATCGTTACCTCTTTCCATGTAATCAATAGATTTTTGTTTATAAAAGTGTTCTTGTCCTATCTCTGTTTCCAAAATATCCCTAAGTACAATACCCCTATCTTCGGGTTCATTTATCCCTGGAATGTTAGTCCAATAGTATCTCCATCTGTTTTGTGCGCTGACTAACGCGCTATTCAAGAGAATCGGTTCAACACCTACATGTTCTGTAATCACATTTAGATGCTCTTTTTTCATTTTCACGTTCTCCAGGAGAAACCATTTAGGTTCGATCTCTTTCAGTAAACGGACAAACTCAAAAAACAATACCGATTGCGGATCATCAAAAGCCAATCTCTTACCTGCAAAACTAAATCCAGTACAAGGAGAGCCAGCCAGTATAATATCAGGCTTCTCTGGTAATGATTTCAAGGATATATCTCTGACATCACCCAACTGAACTGTATCTGGATAGTTTGCTTGGGTAACTTTGATTGGGTACGGATCTATTTCCGATGCGTAATATGTTTTGATTGGTATGCCTAAACGCTCGAAAGCAATCTGACCGCAAGACATACCATCAAATAAACTCAAAACTACTTTAGGTTTCATTTATATAAACCTGATTTCTCTTCCAAATCAGACAATGCTTGCATCATTTCGTGTTGCTGTTTTAGTAAATGCTCCTGTTCTTCCAACGATTCACGCTCCATCTGACTGATATTGTGTTGTCTTTCAATGGTTTGCGCCAATGTTTTGACAGTAGTTATTTGAGTTTCTAAATCAAGTTTGGCAAATAAACCAATGATAGACATTATCATTTCGTTATAAATAGTATTACTTGTAAATCTAGCCATATTATCCCTCCAATTCGATAATCGGTTCACTTTGTTGTAATAATTCAATCTTAGATATAAGACTGTCTTTCTGCATATCGTCTAACGGCTCTTTATTTATTATATCTTTTACCACATTCAATAGAGCGTAACGATATATTTTCGGACTCTTTACGATTACTTTACTCATAGATCATGCCATATTTCGTCTAATTCATATTCACTGTACACTTCATCACACTCGTCGCAATAATGTACTTTCGGAATACCTACATCTGGCTCGGCTTGCTGAGTAACAATAGTGCCATCATCACACTTAGGACACATCATCTTTTTTCTCCTGGTATTTTTGTTTTAAGTAGTTTTCATTCTTGTTCAAGTATTCTTCCCAATCAAAGTAGGGTTTTTGACCGTTATCTCTGCGTTCTCTGCAATTTTTATAATACATTCTTCGGACGAAGATTTGAAAGTTATTTAATCTTGGCATACCTTTCTCCATTTTGATTTAAAGGAAGGGCAAGACAGGGGGTAGTTGTTTTTATGGTATGTAGTCCTGTCTCGCCCAAAAAAAAATAAAAATTATTAATCAGTTCCACCCTTCTTAGGACGACCAACATTTACCTTCTTTGGTCGATCAGAGTCATCGTGGTAGTGTGCTTTTGGATTATTACCTGCGATCAATGCTCCGTGATACTGATTATCTTTAGGTCGTCTGAAATTAAAATTCCATTTGATGTCATCAACGAAACTTTTCAATGCAAAAAACTCTCGCATATACATATCACCATCGCACTCCAAAGCACCGTCTAAAGCGTATATTGCTTTACTGCACTTACGTCTAAACTTAGCTAATTCTTCGTTATCAAAATCAATAACGGTTCGGTCTTTCTTGTAAGTAACTATTATTTTTTCGTCGTATGTCTTGTATTGTTCCATCTTCTTTTCTCCATTAATTAAAAGATACTATAAGTATACACATATAATTGGACAAATATCAAATAAAAGTTTACTATAAACAATCAATCAATTATTTAATTGGAGAATTAAATGTCAGAACTAAACAAAACTATTGAAGATATTGCAGTACCAAAAAAGATTACTGTAAAGCCAAAAAAAATCAAAATGCCTGTATCCTTTGATCCTGTTGATCTCGAATCTACAGAATTATTTTGCAGCGACCTCGAATCAATGAACAGAATGGCATACGCTTTAACTGTATTAAGAGAAAGATACCCTACCGTTTTTGAAGATGTATATAAAGAATCAGAAAGGAGACTGATAAATGACGATAGGTAAACCCATCAAGTGCTACATATTTAATCGGACTAAAGGCGGTTACATATACTTACCCTACGAAGAAACCGAGTACGATATTATTTACCAGGGCGACAAAGAAGGGTTGAGAGAAATAAGAAAATACTGGCTATCAATCGGTAAACCCATGTATGACAATAAAAAGTCATTTCAAGAAAACATGCAAACCATATATAACAGGTTTGGATTCTGGCCAGAGCCATATTTCAATGAAGATTTAATTCAAACTGCTTTACTGGATTATGCAGAGTATGACGCAGACTATTTTGAATTTGAAAAGAAACTGAATATGTTTCCACCACCAGATAAAAACGATAAGAAGAAAGTACATTTCGATGAAGACGAATTTGACGACGATCTTGATAGTATCCCATTTTAGGAGATCAATTGATGTATAAAATAGAAAAAAATATACCAATCCCCAGAAAAGTAAGGGGTCAATTTTCTTGTGCGTTTGACAAGGTTTTATACGAAATGAATATTGGAGATAGTATAGAAGTTAAAAGTGTCAAAGAGAAAAGAGCTTTTTATCAAAGATTTTATTATCTAAAAAGAGATAAAAAATTATCTAGAGATTACAAAATTGACATTAGAACAATATCCCCAGATGTAAGTTACAGAATATGGAGAACCAAATGAAACACCCATTAGACCAATACGAATGTGAGAAACGCGGTGATGCGTTTATTTATACTGGTATATCAAATGAAGATTACCATTCAGATATAGGTATCAGTTCATCTTATGTGCGTAAGTTTGGTGAGAGCCAGTTACACGCGCTCGAATTAGAACAAGAAACCACATCTGCAATGAACTTTGGAACGGCAGCACATGCGTTACTTGTAGAAGGAGAGGATGCGTTTACCAGGGACGTTGGAGTAATTGTTGGATCTCCATACACCAAAGTAAACAAGGAACTCAAACAAGACATACTGGATAGAGGTATGTGCTGTATTAAAGAATCAGAATACAATGATATTATGGCGATGCGTGACCACATGATTCCAGAGGGTGACATGTATCTGAATGGTGATGGCAAAGTTGCCGAAGCATCATTTTACTGGTATGAAGATGAAGTTCTTTGTAAATGCCGTCCTGATGTTATTTGCCAACCAAGAGGCCCACATAAACCGCATGAAATTGTAGTTGTGGATTACAAAACCACATACAGTTGCTCTCCTGAGTATTTTAAAGAGTCTGTATTGAAGTATGGCTATGCAGAACAAGCGTCTTGGTATAGAAGAGGTATGGAAGCTGCAGGCTATAAAGTAAAAGAATTTGTATTTGTGGCTCAAGAAAAGAAAGCACCATACGCAAGTAAAGTATTTATAATTACAGACAAGCAAATGGATGTTGCTTGGGAAACAATGAACACGCACCTGGAAAACATCAAAAGATGTATGAAGGGTAATACACCAACTATATATAACAGTCCGAATATCGTGACACTGGATTTAGAAAATGAAACTACCTAATGAAATTAAAGACAATATAAACCCTGACCACTACAAAAGCGAAGGCGAGATACAATGTATTGATGCCATCAAAGCCAGTATGACGCAAGATCAATTCAAGGCGCATCTAAAAGCGTGTTGCATCAAATACCTATGGAGATACGAAAAGAAACATGATAATGGTATCGAAGATTTACGAAAAGCCTGGTGGTACTTACAAAGATTGATTGACGAAAATATTTATTAATCTTTATGCAGTTTTACAAAATGTTCTGCATCTAAAAGTACCAATACTTTGCTTCTATTCCTTTTGAGAACAACTAAAGGCTCATATCCTTTACAGTTTTTCGATGCTTGGTCGTAGGCAGACCATATATTAAGTTTTTCTTGATTCTTACATTCGATTGAATATGGGAATTTGTTCCTGGATTGTTTGCCCATAATAATGTCTTCTCCTGCAGACCCCATCGGGCG